CAGCTGGCAGAGGCCGTCAGAAGCAGCAGCGCTCAGACCTCGACCACCAGAGAAAGCACCGACAGCAAACAGGTCAACGTAAGCGGTGAACTGTCCGGGGAATGGACGAACAAAAAAGACCGCAGAAGATAGTTGACAAACACAGAAAAGAGGTGTATATTATGAGTGTACTAATCACACACTTGGCTACAGGAGGATAACCATGAGAAGTCAAATCACAAAACGATTCAATATCAACCTGACGGAGAAAGAACAGGCAGCACTGGAAAACCTGAAAAAAGAATATGCAAACCGAAACTGGAAAGCAAACACTTCAGACATCATCCGAGACGCTATCGTATACTACAGCGAAAAGATGACGGACTATAAAATTGCAGCAGAGGCAATCAGCGAAGAGGAAGACTTGCCCTTCTAAGAGACGATTTTGCCGGGGAGACCCGGCCAAATCTGCAACATTTATCCATAGGTTTTTTTGAGAAAATGCTAAATTTTGTGTCAGTGGGCCCCTATAACATCAAGAGGGTTATAGGGGCCCACTGAGGAAAGGCGCAGCGAAACTATATGTCATGTACGAGACCGCTCGTCAGGATACCGACAAGCGACGGTGATTTCCGCGTAGTGAGCCTAAAAGGATACTTAAGCCACAGCGGAAAAAACCTCGAATTTATCGCAGACAAAGAGCGTCAAGATCTGAACGAGAAAAAAATCAAAGAGCTGCTGAAAGCTCAAGAAGCGCAGTTGCTACCATGCGGACAATGCCCGGGATGCAAAATGGCAGCAGCATCCAGCTGGGCAAACCGAATGGAGCTAGAGCTACCATACCATCAAAATGCGTGGTTCATTACATTTACATACGATGATGACAATATACCATACCGAATGACCTGGGACGAAGGCACAGGCGAAATACTGGTAGAAAATTACAGTCTGCGGTATGAAGATATGCAAAAGTTCTGGAAACGTCTCAGAAGATACTTGGAATATCACAAGATAAACAACGGAAAACTGATGTACTTCCAGTGTGGTGAATATGGTGGAAAAACACACAGACCGCATTATCATGCGATCGTGTACGACATACCATTCACCAAAGAAGACCTAAAGGTCTACAAAAAGAAAAACGGCGCTGTATACTACAACGTCGATTGGTTCACAGAATTATGGGGCATGGGCCATGTGGTCATCGCAGCAGCAGAGTGGAAAGCAATGGCATACACAGCAAGATACACCACAAAAAAGGTATACGGAAAGGAAGGCAAAGAATTTTACAAAGAGCTGGGAATACTACCTGAAAAGTGTAACATGAGCACAAGACCAGCAATCGGAGCAAAATATTTTGAAGAACATAGCGAAGAAATCTATGCAAAAGACAAAATCCAGCTGAAGAACGGAAAAGTTTGCAAACCTCCAAGATACTTTGATAAACTATACGATGCACAGTGTCTTAGAAAACCACTCTCAGACAAAGAGGTAGAAGACATTGAGCTAGTAATAGAAAAAGCCGAGTCCGATGAGCTCAAAGCAATAAAGAGAAAACGTCGCAAGTTAGCAAACGACGCACTCTTCGCCAAGCTCAAACAGAACAACGGCTTAACCATGCAAGAATATTATAACAAAGAGGAACAGAAAATACAAGACAGGTTCAAAAAACTCATCCGGGAAGAAATCTAAGGAACGGCTAAATAAGGAAATGCAGACGGCGTGACATCGAAAGGCTGCGCCGTCCTTTTCATTCGGCGCACCGCGCCGACCGGACGGCCTCAAACTCAAAAAGTGCTTGACAAGTGTATGTTTTAAGTGTATAATAAAGGTGTAGAAAGGACGGTGCTTAAAATGACCGACATTGAAAAAATCAAAAAGAGCATCCAGAACCAGATAGAACAACAGGAAAGAAACTACTACAAAGACCTTAAGAGCAAAGCAAAGCACACAGACGGAACGGAGATGTACAAAGTAGACAACCACAAAATCGAAGCGCTGGAAACAGCACTGAGAATAATCGAAATGTATGAATAAACCAAAAAACGTGAGGTTGACGAAATTCAGCCTTGCGTTTTTTTTTTTTTGGTAAAATTGACATAGAGAGCCAGCACCACAAAACGAAAGGAGAAAAGCACTGCCTCCAGTGCTGGCGATCTGTGCTTCAAACCATTTACACAAATCTGAAAAGAAAGGAGGTGCTGCCATGATCACTATCAAAGACGTAAAGGGTATCTTTAATCAACTGCGCAAGATTTTGGCCATGCTGGATAAAATTTACCACACACTCAACCTAAATAAGGAGGAATAATATGGCACATCGTATGCCGGTCAACCCGAAAAAGGACAAGCGAGTGTTTACCAACACCGCGAAGAAAACCAAGAAGATCAACGTCAATCCGAAGCCGTCGAGGGGCGGGATCCGACTGTAAAGGAGAAACAATATGGTAGACATCCTGCAGAGCACAGCAATCGTGCTCATCGCCGCATACATCATCATGAACGAGATCAGAAATTGGAGGAAGTAAGATGGAATATCAGGTTTACGCAATCAAGGATGAACTGGCAGGAACCTTCGGCAATCTCATGGTAGTCAACGAGAAGGTGGCCGATCGGACGATGAAGTGGATGGCCCAGGAGATGGAGAAGGCCGACTGCGAGGATAAACGAGTCTATCTGCTGGGCAGCTACGACAACGAAACCGGACTGATCAGACCGGAGCAGATGCCGCATCTGAGCTACAATCTCGAGCTGATGAAAAAGGAGCAGACGAATGGGAGTCAGAATCTTTAAACCCTACGAGGACGAAAAACCTGTTGCGCTGCCGAACGAACCGGGAAACCGGTATGAACCGGAGTACAAAGAGCGCTATGATGACCGCGGCCAACCGTACCTTGAAAAGGTCGGTGAGGTGGACACCTACGAAAAAATCCAGAGTTACAAAGACGAATGCGACGTTATGGCAATCCTGAGCCGGTACGCTGCCGGAGACGAGAGCGTTTTGGCAAAACCGGGCTGGTACATCGATACGAGCCGTCTGCCGCAGACCTATACCGAGTATATGAACCTGATGAACGAGAGGCGGGAAGAGTTTAACCAGCTGCCACTGAGCATCCGTCAGGCATTCGGCATGAACTTCGAAAACTGGATAGCAACAGCCGGTGAGCAGGAATGGCTGGATAAGATGGGCATCAAAATTCAGCAGAATGAACAAAAGAAGGACGATGCTGCCATTGAGACTGTTCTGCAGAAAGGAGAAAATAAGGAATGAACCGCAACGCTGAACAGCACTATTCTCAGGTGCCTCATGCAAACGTACCGCGAGCAAGGTTCAAAAGGGACTTTTCGCTCCTGACCACGATGAACGAAGGCGATCTCGTACCGATCTACTGTGATGAGGTGTTGCCGGCTGATACGGCAAAGATCGACCTGAATGCGCTGATGCGCATGAGTACGCCGCTGTATCCTGTTATGGATAACTGTTACTGTGATTTCTACTTCTTCTTCATTCCCGCACGTCTGCTCTGGGAGCACTTCGAAAACCTGATGGGCCAGAACGACTCTACCTTCTGGGCAGAGACCACGGAGTACACGACTCCGAAGACAACTGCACCAGAAGGCGGGTGGAACGTGGGAACGCTGGCAGATTACTTCGGCATACCGACCGGAGTAGCAAACCTTCAGGTGAACTCACTGCCGTTCCGCGCCTATGCCAAAGTGTGGAACGAATGGTTTAGAGACGAAAACCTGCAGCAGCCTGTCACGATGAGCAAGACGGACGCAACGACCACAGGCAGCAATACCGGCACGAAACTCACAGACGCCGAAGCGGGCGGGCTGCCGCTCAAAGTGTGCAAGTACAAGGATTACTTCACGAGCTGCCTGCCGAGCCCGCAAAAGGGCGAAGCTGTAAAGTTGCCGATGAGCGGAAACGCACCGGTGCTGGCATACCCCAAAGCAAACCGCGAAACTCCCGAAAATGGAAAATATCCTCAGGGTGGAATCAGCAGCTTGGAAAGCTACCCGGCACTGATGGGTGTAGTAGGAACAACACCGACAGGAACGGCATACCTCGGCGCGAGACTCGACAAGATAACCGCAGCAACCATCAACGAGCTCAGACAGGCCATCGCAGTGCAGCACATCTTGGAGCGTGACGCACGAACCGGAAGCCGGTACAAAGAATACCTTCAGGGAGCGTGGGGCGTGACGAGTCCTGATGCACGTCTCGACCGATCAGAATACATCGGCGGCTACAGACTACCGATCAACATCAATCAGGTCATCCAGACCTCGGCGACCGACACGACGAGCCCGCAGGGCAACACGGCAGCGTTCAGCATGACGACCATGTCCCGGAACATGGCTACCTACTCGGCAACCGAACACGGCTTTATCCTCGGTCTGGCAGCAGTACGAGTTGATCACAGCTATCAGCAGGGCCTGTCTCGTATGTGGACGCGAAGCACTCGCTTTTCGTACTACGACCCGATGCTAGCAAACCTGGGGGAACAGGCGATTCTTAATCAGGAGATCTATGCACAAGGCACCGCACAGGACGAAGAAGTCTTTGGCTATCAGGAAGCCTGGGCCGATTACAGATACCGCACCAACATGATCACCGGAGAAATGCGCAGCACCTACTCTAAGACTCTGGAGGCATGGCACTACGCGGACAAATACACAGAGCTGCCGAAGCTCTCCAGCGACTGGATCAAAGAAGGTACCGAAAACATCGACCGCACGATTGCAGTGCAGAGCGAAAACAGCCGTCAGTTTATCTGCAACTTTTATTTCGACCAGACATGGACGCGGGCAATGCCGATCTACAGCCTGCCGGGCCTTAATACGATCTAAGGGGGTGCAGCAATGTCACTCACCTTGATGGGCCTGATCAAAGGCGGTCTGACTCTGGCAAGCACGTTAGCCAGCATCTACAGCACCATCAAAGGCAGCACTTCGAGCGCACGACAGCAAGGCACTATGCAAAACACTGTCCAGAGCGGCACGACGATGGGAACGACCGCACAGGATACTACAAGCACAGGCGGCAGCACTCAGACCGGCAACACAGGAGCACTGGGAAATCTACTGTCAACAGCACTCGGCACGCCGACCGGGAACAACGCAGGAGCAGCCGCAAACTTTAACGCCGGACAGGTGCAGACAGCCAACAATCTGCAAAACGGTATGTGGAGCCTGGGCAACGTCATCAACCTGGGAAGTATGCTGGCGTCCAACGCAATGAGTGCAGCAAGCCAAAGCAGCGCAATGCGGTACAACTCCAAAGAGGCCAAAGCTCAAAGAGACTGGCAAGAGCGTATGAGCAGCACCAGCTACCAGAGAGGCGTGGCAGACCTCAAAGCAGCAGGGCTCAATCCGGTACTGGCAGCATACAACGGCTTTGGAGCACAGACACCGTCAGGCGGGTACGGAAGCCTGGGCGGGGGTCAGACCTTCGGTCATACTCAGGCTATGGCAATACCGACGGCAAAAAATGCAACCATGCAAGCCATGTACGATTATGGCAACAACACAGCTCAAATCGTAGAGAACTATCAAAACGCCATCAACAGCGCAAAACAATCGTCGGACTACCGGACAGCCGAACACCTTGAACAGATGCAGCAGCAGAGCGTAAGCAGCAGCGCTCAGACCGTGGGCCAGCTGGCAGAGGCCGTCAGAAGCAGCAGCGCTCAGACCTCGACCACCAGAGAAA